GCTCATACAGAGCCCTCAATAAGAGGTACCATGAAGTCGCGCAGCCACACCTTATTCCAATCAAGGGCTGCAAGCTCCGACTACCCAAGAGTCTTACTCCTGGAGAGGAGGAGGTTCGACAATTGGGACCGCTCTTTGCTGGGTTCCACCCTGTAGTGCCAGACAATGGCTATCCAAATTTCCTTGCGGCAGTGCGTAAACGCTGCAATTTTTATTCTTCAGAGCGCGCATCACCACTCATAATCAATCGTTCACATGAGTTCATCAACCTTTTGGTTCCACAACCATTGAAGGAGTTCACTTGGACTCCGAAGTCCTTCGCCGAATGGAATTCCGCATTCGGTCCGGAAAAGCAGGCACGCATGGTCGAGGCCATCAAGGAGCTCAGTCTCAAAACCCCCGGCGATTATGGTTCTAAGGACATTTTCGTCAAGACTGAGGCTCTTTTGGTCGCCCACAAGCCAAATTGGGCACCACGCGTGATCTATAAAGGTTCCGACCTTTACAATGCTATTTCGGGCCCCATGTTCAAGGAACTCATGGGGCGTTTGGACGGCTGTTACAATTCAATGGACGGCCCTCACCGCTTCAAGGTTGCGTACAAGCGCGGCCCTGAAGACTACATTCCTTTCGTATCTCACACTGACGGTGAATACGTTGAAAGTGACTTCTCTGCCAATGACATGCGCCAGTGCGCAGATGTGATGGTATTAGAGTTGGCGCTGCTCCGTCGCCTCGGCGCACCGGAGTGGTTCGTCCGGCTACATGCCACCACTGACAAGTTTGTTGTCAGGGGCAGAGAACACGGCCTTCGAATGACGCTGAAGCACCAGCTTCCTACCGGCGTCACCGACACAACCTTCCGTAACACTTTCTGGAATTCTTGCATTTTGTTTGCGTTTTTACGCCACACTAACGCCCGTGCCAGTCGGGCAATTCTTCTTGGGGATGACATGTTGGCGAAGATTTCTGGTCTCAAGCGGCACGCCGCTAAAACCTATGAAAACATAGCTAGTGAAGCCCGGATGGTTGCTAAAGTCTCGCGACACAGCCATCTCGTGGACTGCTCCTTCTTGTCGAAGTGCTTTGTGCCAAGAGTCGGGGGCGTGCACCTCACGGTGCCGCTCCCAGGCAAAGCATTAGGCAGGTTCAACATGCGTGCCAATCGTAATCAGGCCGTCTCGGACGCTGCTTACATGGCAGGCAAAGCAGTCGGCTACGCCTATGAGTTCAGGTTTTATCCTGAGATCAGAGATGTTTTCCTCGACCGTTTTAATCACGAGTTTGAGGCCGTTCGCGAAGAAAAGCGGCGATTTGATGACGAGGGATTTTATTCCGTTTTGTCGTGGAATGCCCGGGAAGCCGGCATTACACTCAAGGGCATACGGGACAAGATCGTTACTGATAACGTCATCACTGACACCGATTGGAACGGTTTCTGCTATCACCGGTACCGGTTGTCCGGGCCGGCGGTCGTTGCCATTTTCGAGGAGGTTGTTTTAAATTTGGATGGTCAAGATCTGCAGGGCGCCGATGCTACGGTACTTGCGGCTGACTTCGTTTAGTCATTAGTATCAACAAGCCTAAATCCACCCCA